AGGGCTAGAACCAGATAATATAAAAAATCCATTTATATATTATATGTGGCAAAAAAATAAATTTAAGTTAGGTGATGCGCCTTCCGCATGGGGATTTACTTTCTATGTAGTTCCTTTTGTCAATGCTATTACTAGGTCAGGAACTCTTGACGAGAAAGAATTAATTTTTAATTCAATGCTTAAATTTAAAGCTTTTCAAGAAGTTCTTTCAAACAAAAGAGGACATAAGGTTGGGGAGAAAGAAAAACTTGTTGAGCAAGCAATTAGAACTTGTACTAATGTAAAGAATAGGCAAGGCAGAGCAGAAACAGCAGGACTTGAGCTAGTAGAACATCTTATTGAGGATAATAATATGATGGATCATAAGGTGCTCTTGTTCCTCCTTGACCCAGGTCAAGTCCCCGCAGAGATTAGAGGTTTGATAGCCAATAAACTAATGGCTAAATATCAAAGACCTTGTTGTATGCTTACTGAAACAAAAGATGAAGATGGTAAATTTAGTTATCAAGGTTCAGCTCGTGGATGTGATAAAGTAGGCATTACAGAATTTAAGAGTATATGTGCGGCGACCCAGGTGTGTGACTATACTATCGGGCATGAAGGAGCCTTTGGTCTAGGCCTTCCCGCAGATAAAATCAATGCTTTTGTTGAAAGTACAGATAAACAATTAGCTAATATGGCATCCGAACCTATTTATTACGTTGATTATATTTGGACTCCAGACACAGCTGATAGTCAAGCTATTCTAGATATAGCAGAGTTCGAACCTTACATTGGCAAAGATATGGATGAGCCTCTCGTAGCTATATATGGAATCCATGTGACTAAAGACAACTTGACAATGATGGCAAGTAATACAGTTAAAATTACTTTGCCTAATGGAGTTACACTTATTAAATTCCGTATGCCAGATGAAGAATATAATCAACTATATTCTGAATATGGATATGTAGAGATAGACGTAGTTGGAACTGGAAATTGTAATGAGTGGGCGGGGCATAAATATGCTCAAATTCTTATTAAAGATTATGAAATAACAGGTAGGTGTGCTTATGTGTTTTAACGGAAGGTAATTAAACCTTCCGTTGACTTTTTTATAAATTTATGTTATAATTAAATATAAAATAAAAGGAGTTGATGATATTGATACTTACTGAACGCCAAGAACAAGGCTTAAAGATCGCTTTAGCTAAATATAAGAATCACGAGAAGTATGTCACGATATCTGGGTACGCAGGTACAGGAAAGACGACTTTAGTCCATTTTATTATAGAAGCGTTAGATGTAGAAGAAGACAAGGTTGCATATGCGACATTCACAGGTAAAGCGGCTGAAGTTCTACGTAAAAAAGGCAATAAACACGCTATGACACTTCATCGTCTCTTGTACGATTCAATCCCTAGACCAGGCGGAGGATTTTTTAGAAAACCGAAACTTGCTCTAGATTATACTGTTGTAGTTGTGGATGAGTTGTCACTTGCACCCAAATCTATGATTGATATGCTCTTGCATCATAAAGTTTTTTGCATATTCCTAGGAGATCCTGGTCAGTTACCTATGATCGACAAGACTGAATCTCATGATTACTTAGATCACCCTGATATATTCTTAGACCAGATCATGCGTCAAGCAGCCGAATCAGAAATTATTAGACTAACTATGGCGATCCGTGAAGGGACAAATATTCCATATGGACAAGGTAGTGAAGTAATGATCGTACCTAAGAAAGACTTAGTCACAGGTCATATGCTTTGGGCTGATACCATCTTAACAGCAACTAATGCAACTCGTCATGGAACCAATGCTCAAATGCGTCAATTACTTGGGTATGAGGGAGAACTAAACGAGGGGGAAACAATCATTTGCAAGCGCAATTACTGGGAAGATCTAAATAATGAAGGTGACGCTCTAGTTAATGGAACAATAGGACGAGTTAAAAATATATATGATAGTTTTATAACTATTCCTTATTATATAAAAAATGATAGACATAGAATCCCTACTATTATGTGTGATATAACACCAGATGGAGCTAGTGATTTTGTTAGTGTAAATATGGATAAAGATTTCTTACTTAATGAATGTCCTTGCATAGATTGGAGAACTTCTTATAGACTAGGTAAATTAAGAAATAGAATAGGCGATATTATTCCACGCCAGATTACATATGGATATGCCTTGACTTGTCATGCAGCAGAGGGCAGTGAATGGGACAAAGTTCTAGTCTTAGAAGAATCATTCCCATTTGATAAAACAGAACACCAGCGTTGGCTATACACAGCCGCGACTCGTGCCGCTGAGAAACTGGTACTAGTGAGGTAATAGAATGGATAAAATAGAAATAACTCCAGGTATAATCGCTTCTAAACTAGATTTAAAAGAAGGCGACACCATAGTAGTAACGATAGACCCAGCGCAAATAAATCTTGATGACTCATATAATGTTTGGTTGATAATGAAAAAGAATTTTCCTTTACATAATATTTTAACCACTTTTAAAGGGGTTGATATAACAATAGGAGATAAAGAATGAAGAAATACATCATATCAGAAGAAAGATTAATGACATTATTAACAAGAGAAGCAAACCTTGAAGCTTTATATGCGGGAGGTGTTGATAACTGGTCTTGGTATTATGAGTCTATAAGAAATTACATAGATTGTGATGATGAAGTAGAAGACCTAGATCAGGCTTACAATAATTATGTCTACGATAAAATGTTAAAAGAATTTGGAGATGCTGAAATAAAAATAGATTGCTCATTATGTCCAGCTAAAGATATATGTGATAAGTAAATGCGGGCGGCGGGTCTAGTCCAAAGAAACATTGGGCGCCCGCCATCTTTACGTTATTGATTTTTTAATAAAAATATGATATAATAAATTATAAAATAAAAAAGGAGCTGATTAATTATGAGATTTTACACATTTGAAGAAAAGAAACCTGAAGTAGGAGAGTATATTTTAGCCAAGTTAAGAGAGGATACAGAAGAAATAAAAACTCTAAAGAAATGGGATGAAGATTTTATTCCTTGTCCTTATTATGTTCTTAAGGTATCTGAAGAATATCGCTGGGGAGAAGATATGGTCGTTTATATCGAAGCTATGGGAGAAGAATATGCTGAATGGGAGGAGAATGAACTTCTTGGTTGGTGTTCTCTTGATGAAGTTAAAAAAGCAGAAAGGTGGAACGATTAATGGATAAAACTAAGTTACAAGAAATTCTTGATTATTATGAGAATAGAGATAATCATGAGAAACATCTTAAAGGATATATTTATGATTCTCTTATTTATCGTTATCAATTAGCTAGATATGCTCAAGCTGATTATGAAGCAAAAGAAAAGGGAGAAAGCATAGTAAGACAGAAAGAACTTGCTGTCCGAGATATTATGAGATTCATTCAAATATTAGATGAGGGGTTAGGAGAGCATGATTAAAAGTTTATATAAAGAATATGCAGATAGGTGGTCATCTACAGGCTCGGTCTATATCATCTCAGACACTCACTTTGACGATGCAGACTGCAAGCTCATGGATCCTAACTGGATATCGCCACAGGAGCATATGCAGATCATTAAAGCAGATGTCCACCGCAATGATACATTGGTCCACCTTGGGGACGTAGGAGACGCCGCATATCTCGATGAGCTTAAGTGTCACAAGGTACTTATCACAGGTAATCACGACGTTCTCAGTAAAGTAGCTAGTCACTTTGATGAAGTATACACAGGTCCTCTCTTCATTGCAGATAGACTTGTATTGAGCCATGAGCCACTCTCAGGACTCGAAGACTTCGCTATGAATTTACATGGACATGATCATAATGGCACCTACCGCCGCAATCATGTTAATTTAGCTAGTAACATTTATAAATTTAGACTCTTCCCTCTTGGGCCTATGATAAAAGGTGGGTTACTTAGTCAGATTCCTAACTACCATAGGATCACGATTGATAAAGCTACAGAAAAGAAAAATCAAGAAGAAATTTTTAAAGAGTGCTGGCAACAGTACCAAGAAGAATATTGGGCACAATTTAAACAAGAAACTTTATTTTAAAAATGGGAGGTGCTTATGGATTTTTCAATCGCAACTTCTTATTTTTATCAAATAAGGAACTTCAAAGAATGGATGCTCCCCGTGTCTACTGCACTCAGTGACCCAGACTGGTACCGCCCCGAGGAAGGACAAGAATATTACTATGACAAAAGAGGAATAGTATGTGGGCTGCGATATGAACCTTTAATTGTCCAGAGACAGTGTTCAATGGAGTGTCCCTGCATGGACAGGAGCCTGGCTCCCGCATGTCCAACTATGTTAGAGTATGAAGCGGCTCTTCATACTTTTGTTGATAAAGAACGTACACTAAAAGCATTTGAACACTGTGCTAATAAATTTAAAAATGAAATGGGTTTTGAGCATAAACCTATTATAGTTTTAATTGTGTATGAAACTCCAGATAATAAATGCAGTGAAAGATTTGCATTGCAACGATTTTTTAATTGCAAAGAACTGAGGTATCCTATATGTTAACAGAACTCGATAAAAAATTAATAGAACGAGAATCTCATCGCTTTGACACTAAAGAAGTAAAAACTTGGCTAGATCCTCTATATACTTGCTATTATATTGAAGGATGGGAAGATTTATTCCATAGATATAATCTCCATGAATTTACAATTCATTGGTATGATTCTAGTCCTCGTTTTGATAATATCTCTTGTGATTTATGTGAGAGACCATACTCATGTGACGAATGCCCAGATTGGAAAGAGTGGCAAGGCAGCGAAAGACAACTTTCTTATAATAACTGGATTGATGTAGAAGGCCCTGGAATATGGGGTATGACACAAGAGCAATGTAATGAAGCTGCAAGAGATAGATTTAAAGATGTTATTCTTAATGATGAAGAATATTTTCAAAGAACTTTTTATTATCAACCACCAGATGAGAAATATATAAATATATTCTGGTATAATAGAGATAGAAAGAATTTTGATTATTGGTTTATATTTGAAAAGAAGGCGGGCGCCGACTCTAGAACTAAGTGACTTGAGACGCGACCCGCCGCGTTTTGTCATATACTTGAAAATTATCAAAAATTATGGTATAATATAATATAAGATAAAAAAGAAAAGAGGAAAATATTGTATGTCTCGTCGTATGGAACTTCACTCGCATTCGATGTACTCAAATATCAGACTTCTTGACAGCACGAATCGACCAGACAAGTTAATAGAGCAAGCTCAAAAGATTGGATTGGCTGGAATTGCACTCACAGATCACGAGTGCCTTTCTGCGTCTATCGAGGTTAACAAGATAGCAACTCAGTTAAGAGAAACAAATCCTGACTTTAAAATAGCATTAGGTAATGAGATATATCTCACTAACACTAGAGATATGGGGCAGAAATACTACCATTTCATCCTCGTAGCTCGAGATAACCAGGGGCATCGCCAGTTAAGAGAATTATCGTCTCTCGCATGGATGAATTCTTACTTCGATAGAGGTATGGAAAGAGTTCCGACTCTAAAGAAAGATTTGGAAAGAATTGTAAAACTTAACCCAGGTCATTTAATAGCAACCACAGCTTGTATTGGTGGTGAACTTGGATCCACAATTCTCGAGTTGGAGGCCTCCCGCAAGGTGGGAGATAAAGATGGTGAAATAGCAGCTAAACAGCAGATAATAGATTTTGTTCTCTGGTGCAAAGATGTATTTGGAGAGAACTTCTATTTTGAAACTGCACCTGGTGCCTCCCGCGAGCAGATAATAGTAAATAAAAAGATAGCAGAATTATCACAGGTCTTTGGGGTTAAAATGGTGATAGGCACAGATGCTCACTATTTAACAAAAGAAGATAGATATGTACATGGGGCATATCTCAACTCAAAGAGTGGAGATCGAGAAACAGACCAGTTTTATGAGTATGCGTATCTTCAGCCTGAAGAAGATATAATTGAAAATTTAACTCCTTCTATTGTTGATTTATATGAAACAATGTGTCAGAATAGTATGGAGATTTATGATAAAATAGAATATTATAGTCTTGAGCATCCACAGGTTATTCCTAGTGTAGATGTAAAAGATTATCCTAAAGACAATAAACAGCCAAGTCAAGTAAAAGAAAAATATCCAATATTATGTTCAATGAAAAACTCAGAAGATAAATATGAAAGATATTGGGTAAATGAATGTGTTAGTAAATTAAAAGAAAAAGATTTATATGAAACACAATATCTTGATAGACTTGAAGAAGAAGCAGATATTAAGAAAACAATAGGAGAAAAGTTAGGTACAAATATGTTCCGCTATCCTATCGTGCTTCAGCACTACATCGACCTCTTCTGGGAATTAGGCTCTGCGGTTGGTGCGGGAAGGGGTTCATCTTGTTCGGGTTTGAATCATTATCTCTTAGGGGTTACACAGCTCGATCCTATAAAATGGAACTTCCCATTCTGGCGCTACCTTAATAAAGAACGTGTTGAGCTTGGTGATATTGATATCGACCTTTGTCCATCAAAGCGTCCGCTTATTATTCAGAAGATAAAAGAAGAACGAGGTCAGAACTTCCGTGTAGATATAGATACTCTTTCACGCAAGAATTTAGGTTGTACACTTATTGCAACATTTGGTACAGAAACAACCAAGTCAACTATTTTGACTGCCTGCCGCGGATATAGAAGTGAAGATTTCCCAAGTGGAATTGACAATGATATTGCTGCATATATGTCATCTCTTGTCCCATCTGAAAGGGGTTTCTTATGGTCGTTAAAAGATGTTGTATATGGTAATGAAGAAAAAGATAGAAAACCTGTTCAAAACTTTATAAATGAAGTTAATCAATATCCTGGGTTATTAGATATTATGCTTGGTATTGAAGGACTTGTTAATAAAAGAAGCTCTCATGCTTCTGGTGTAATTATGTTCGATGAAGATCCATATGAGTTTGGATGCTTTATGAAAACACCTAGTGGAGATATTATAACTCAGTATGATCTGCATATGTGTGAAGCGGCAGGTATGACAAAATATGACTTCTTGTTGACTGAAGTACAGGATAAAATTGTACAATGTATTCAGTTCCTTCAAGAAGATGGGCAAATCGAAGCCGATTTAACATTAAAAGAAGTGTATGATAAATATTTCCATCCCGATGTATTGGACATAGAAGATAAACAAACATGGAAGAATATCCAAGAAGGGAAGATTCTTAACATCTTTCAGTTTGACTCAGATATTGGAAGTCAAGCAGCTAAAAAGATTGCTCCTAAAAATATGATCGAGTTATCAGACGCAAATGGACTTATGAGATTGATGACCTCAGAAAAAGGCGCTGAAACTCCGATGGATAAGTATATTCGATATAAAGGTAACATCAAACTCTGGTATGATGAAATGAAGAAAGCTCATCTAACCGAGAGTGAAATCAAATCAGTTGAACCTTACTTTAAATCTTCATTCGGAGTTCCTCCTTCACAGGAACAGTTAATGATGATGCTGATGGATGAAAATATATGTAATTTCAGTCTAGCAGAAGCAAACGCCGCCCGCAAAATTGTCGGTAAAAAGCAGATGTCAAAGATTCCTGAGCTGAAAGAAAAAATTATGAATCAGGCATCCTCCGCCATGCTAGGTAAGTATATATGGGAATGTGGAGTCGGTCCTCAGATGGGCTACTCTTTCTCCATCATTCACGCGACTGCATATTCCTTCATTGGATATCAGACTGCTTATATGGCAACTAGATGGAATCCTATATACTGGGATACAGCCTGTCTAGTTGTAAATAGTGGAAGCCTTGAAGAAGAATATGAATATGAAGTAGATGAATATGAAGATACAAAGAAGAAACAAAAGGGAACTGATTATGCTAAAACGGCAAAAGCTATTGGGGATATAATTTCTCATGGTATTGAAGTATCTCTGGTAAATATAAATACTTCTGATTATGGATTTAAACCAGATGTGGCTAATAATAGAATCTTGTATGGATTAAAAGCAATAAGTAATGTTAATAATGAAATGATAGAAACAATTAAGGCTAATCGTCCATATGAAGGAATTAAAGATTTTATGCTCCGAGTCCCGCTTAAGAAAGTGGCTATGGTGAATCTTATCAAAGGCGGAGCTTTTGATGAAATAGATCAGTATCTTAACAATAGAAAAGAAATAATGACTTATTATATATCTCAAATTAGTGAGCTTAAAAAGAAATTGAACTTGCAGAACTTTAATGGTTTGATTCTTCACGGTTTAGTTCCTAAAGAATTGGAGCTACAAATAAGAGTATTTAATTTTAATAAATATCTTAAAGCAGCTTGCAAAAGTGGAGAAAACTTCTTGTTTAATGATGAGTGTCTTCAATTTATTGAGAAGTTTATGCCTGAAGTTATGAATAGTACTTCAACAATAGAAAATAAGATAGTTATTAATCAAAAAACTTGGGATGGATTTTATCAATCTCATATGGATGTTGTTCGTGCTTGGATAAAAGATAACTATAATGAATTAATAACTAAATACAATGATATGTTATTCATGGAAATGTGGGAAAAGTATGCGGGAGGTACTCAATCTAGTTGGGAGATGGATGCATTATGCTTCTACCATGGAGAACATGAATTAGCTCATATAGATATGAGAAAATATAATATTGCAGACTTTAATCAACTTATGTCTGGAGAAATAGATTATATATTTAAGAGAGGACAGAACCAGATTCCTATTTATAAATTATATAGAATAATAGGAACTGTTATCTCTAAGAATGATAATCGTCATAGTATATCTCTCTTGACTCCGACTGGAGTGGTGAGTGTCAAGTTCACAGGAGATTATTATGCTATGTTCAAGAAGCAGATAAGCCAGATTCAACCCGATGGGAAGAAGAAGGTTTTGGAAAAGAGCTGGTTTAAGAGAGGAACTAAATTAATGTTGACAGGATTCCGAAGGGATGATCAGTTAGTGGCTAAGACCTATGCTCAAACTCCTGGACACCAACTTTATTTGATTGAAAAAATTGTTGGAAGTGATATAAAATTAAGGCATGAAAGAATTACAGTGTCTGGAGCTTATGATGATGACGAAGATTATGAAGATGAATAATGGGCGGGCGCCGGGTCTAGGACAATGTTTCTTAGACCGGCCGCCGCAAGAAGGAGAGAATAATATGTTAGAAAAAGAAAAAATTGATGCTATGTTCGCACCTACAAAATCAAATAGTAATGTTAGCCACCCCGCACATTATAATTCGGGTAAAATAGAAGTAATCGACTTTATTGAAGACCAAGGGCTGAATTTTTCTCTCGGAAATGCAGTTAAATACATCTGCCGCGCTGGGAAGAAAGACCCTGACAAGACTATTGAAGATTTACAAAAAGCTATATTTTATATACAGCATGAAATAGACAAGCTCGAAGAAGCATAAGGTTAAAATAAGTTAATCTATCTTTTATAAAAATTAAATATATTACACTCTTTAAAATATATAAATAATTAGGAGGAAAATATAATGTACTATATTAGAAAAAGGGACAATAGATTAGTTCCCTTTGACCCAGAAAAAATTAAAAGAGCTGTCCTTAAAGCTTTTCTTTCTGTCGATGGAGAAATCACAGATTATGCAAAAGAAAAAGCTAGAAACATAGCTGACTATATTGAAGGCTACATGGCAGGACAGCCGAATGAGTTAACTATTGATGATATTCAGAAACTTGTAGAGAATGGACTTATGGCAGGCAAGAGACGTGATGTAGCTAGAGCTTATATTGAATACCGTCATGACCGCGACACTGCTAGAAAATGGAACAACCAAATGATGGCAGTTATGAGTGAAAAACTTCAGGCCAGTAATGTTCAGAACCAGAATGCAAATGTTGATGAGCATAGCTTCGGCGGTAGAAAAGGTGAAGCAGATTCTATTATTATGAAGCAATATGCACTTGATAACTGTATGTCTGAAAAATCAAGAAGTAGACATCTGAACAATGAAATTTATATCCACGATCTTTCTGAATATGCGGTAGGTATGCATAACTGCTTAACTATGCCTCTTGATGATTTACTCGCAAATGGGTTTATTACACGTCAGACCGATGTACGTCCCGCAAATAGTATTAATACAGCATTTCAGCTGGTTGCTGTATTGTTCCAACTCCAGTCTCTGCAACAGTTTGGTGGGGTTAGTGCTTCACACCTAGATTGGACTATGGTTCCATATGTGAGGAAGTCATTTTACAAGCATTTTTGCACAGCAACTACTTATATCTTAGTAAATGATGCTAAGTTAGTAAAACCAAATGAAGAATGGTCTATTGACCATGAAGATTATAAACTTGTACCTATCTGGTATAAATATGCCTTAGATATGACGAAGAAAGAACTTCAGCAGGCGGTCGAAGGACTCTATCATAATCTTAACACGCTCCAGAGTCGAAGCGGTAATCAGTTACCTTTTACTTCCATCAACTACGGTACATGTACCTCAACTGAGGGTAGAATGGTAATCAGAGCGCTCCTTGAAGGAAGTATTAAAGGAGTAGGAAAATTTCATAAGACACCAATCTTTCCATGCGGCATATTCCAACTTATGAAAGGTGTTAACCGAGCTCCTGAAGATCCTAATTACGATCTTTATCAATTAGCTCTTGAATCTACCGCAAAGCGACTTTATCCTAATTATGCTAACTGCGATGTTCAAATGCAGAAAGATTGGATAAGCTATGATAGAAAACAAAAAGAAGAATATATAAATTCTTTATCTGAAAGTCAATATAATATTTTAATTCAAAGATTAGAAGAAAATCCTGAATTACAAAATATTTTAATGCTTGAAATTTACGAAGAGGAGGATGCTTAGTATGGAAGAAATATGGAAAGTGTTCAGAGATTTAAAAGATGATAAGCATCCTTATGCTAGTACTTGGGAAGTTTCTAATTTTGGCAACATAAAAAGAGATGGAAACTTAATAGAGTTAAAAATTAATGATTGGGGCTATTATGCCCTAAGTTTTGGAATGGTACATAAAATAGTTGCTGAAACTTTTATTCCAAAAACTGAAGAAGATATTAAATTAGGTAGAAATAAAGTAGACCATATAGATGGCAATAAATTAAATAATAATGTAAATAATTTAAGATGGTGTACTCATGCAGAAAATGTTTCTTTTCCTCTTGCTCGTCAACATCAATATGAATCCGCGAAGGCTAATGGTTTTAAAGGTAGACCTCCTAAAAAACCTGTCGTGCAACTTGATTTAAAAGGTAATTTTATTGCGGAATATGATAGTGTTCTTGAAGCAGGAGAAAAAAATAATATTTGGAAAGGTGGCATTTCAACCGTGCTTCATGGAAAACAAAAAACTGCTGGAGGTTATATTTGGAAGTTTAAGGAGGATTATGAGAATGAAAAAAATAAGAATTAAACAGACCGAGACTCCAGTAGAATTGTTCTCGACCATGGGATGCAGAACCCAGAATGGGGCAGACATTAACGCGTTCAATTCCTACCAAATGAATATTCAATCAGTAATAGAAACAGGATATTTATATGATAATTATATTTCTGCTGCTCAAAAAGATGGTCGTGGTAATATATGTCCAGTGACTATAATTCTTCCAACAATAGCTATGGAAGCTTTAGAGTTATCTAAAAAAGAATTGCCTTTATCTCCATCTATGATATTAGAAGATAACTTTTTTAAACTTCTTGATGAAGCCATTCATGATGCTAAAGATATGCTTATTGAACGTTTTGAATATATATGCTCACAAGATCCTGCTTCTGCTAAGTTTATGTATATGAATAACACAATGGCAGGATACGTGCCCGAAGAAGGGATTAAGTCGGCTCTTAAGCACGGTACACTGGCTATAGGGCAAATTGCTTTGGCTGAAACACTCCAACTTCTAGTCGGCTGTGATCATACCGAACCAAAAGGAATGGAATTAGCTAAGAGAATTGAGCAGTTATTTAAAGATCGCTGTGCCCAGTTTAAGAAGGAATATCAACTAAACTTTGGTGTATATATGACCCCGGCCGAAAATCTCTGCTATACTAGTATGCAGAAGTTTAAAGCTAAATACGGAGAAATCCCTAACGTAAGTGATAAAGAATACTT